GCATCGGAACATTTCGAGGAAGCGCAGAAGGACATGGCTTCGGCCCTGCACAAGGTTGGCATGGTGATCGTGGAGAAGCTGCTCCCCCCGATCCAGTGGCTTATGGACAAGCTGGTCGGTTTCGCCCAGATGATGGCAACGCATGAGAAGTTGGCGACCGTGGTGGCCTCTGCCCTCGGGGGGCTTGGCCTCGCGTTCCTGGCGGCTGCGGGTCACGCTGTCTGGGCCTGGGCATCCATGCACTTGGCTGTGCTGGCCAAATTGCCTGGAATCGTGGCGGGGTGGTTCAGCACAGGGACCGCTGCCAAGACAGCGGGGGGGGAGTTCGAGGGTGCTGCCGTGAAGTCCAGCCGATCATGGCTCGGCATGGTGGCTGACGCTGCGAAGAGTCTCGGAAAGGTGGTTGCCGGGTGGGCGCTGGTGGGTTGGACCGCTTTAAAAGCGGGCATCCAGATGGCAGCGGCATGGGTCATGGGCCTTGGCCCGGTAGCGTGGATCATCGCGGGCATCGCTGCGGTGATCGCGATCTTCGTGGGGCTGGAGATGAAGTTTCACATCTTCAGCAAGCTGTGGGGCATGGTCAAGGATGCGGCATCAGCTTCGCTCGGGTGGATCTGGGACAAGCTGAAGACAATCGGCAGCATGATCGCGCACTACGCAACCGTGTGGGGCAAGCTGCTCACGGGCGACTTCAAGGGTGCCCTCAAGGCGGGCGTGGACATGGTGAAGGACACGGGACACCTCGTGGGCATGGACTCGGACGCAGGCCTCCCCGCCTACGCGGGCGCGACTACGGGCGCTGGATCCAGCGGAGTGGTGGCACACCACGTCGTGCATCACGTCCCGGTGTCCTCTGCGCAGGCTGTGCCCCGATCAGCCATCACGCACGCGGATAACTCGACTGACAAGCGCACAGTCGTCAACAAGCACACCCAATTCGGGGATATTCACGTCGTGGTCACTGAGCAAACCGGCCCAGGAATCGCAAAGAACCTGGACGAAGAATTCAAGAAGATGGTCGCAAACGCTGATGGGATGTGACAAATGGAAGGCTCGGAAGTAGATCTCAGTTCGGGTGCAGCACAACTAGCGAGTGGGCCACCGACCAACGCGTGGGGGGCATACACCCTGAGTGGACAGCCTTTGTTCCTCGTGGATACGTGCCTTGAGATCAAGTTCACGCACGACGCCAAGATAAGCACCTTCCCGGTGGAACTGGGCGCGTTCACCAGCTACAACAAGGTGACGGAACCATTTAAGTGCAAGGTCAAGCTGGCCGTCGCGCACCCACGGTGGATGAAGATGTTCATGACCCAGCTTGAGAACGAGATAGCTGCGCCGAACATCTACAACGTCTTCACCCCGGAGTTCACATACTTCTCAATGGCCCTGGAGAAGGTGAGCTACCCGCGCGACATCAAAGGTGTGAATGTGATCGTGGCTGATCTGGAGTTCGTCCAGATCAAGCAGGTGTCCGCAGCCTACGCTGCCCTCCCCGCGCCGAAAAAGGCTGCACATGCAGATGTGTGGAATGACGGGTGCATGGGCGTTGGGCGCACACAAGGTGTGCCACATGACGCAGGAGTCGGCAGAGTCAACTCAACCGCGAACATGAACGTCGCAGCGGCTGATACGAAGCGCGACGCTCAACTCACCCAGTTCGTTCAGTCAGGAGGTTCGTGGTGATCTATTGCGACCTCATTATCAACGACGTGCCCGTCTTCTACGGTCAGGTGTGCCTGCACAACATGCCGATTGGGAACTACCCATACCTGCCGTTCCTGGGCTACCTGTTCTTCTACGACACGCAGGGCCAAGCGCAAGATCCATCCTCACCCGGTCTGGGTTCCAGGTTCGCCTTCTACTACAGTGCCTTCTTCGCGGGGGCACCAATCGGGGCCATTCCGATTCGGGATGTCCCTTCTCAGACCTTCAGCATCGTCCTCTGCGGGCAGAACTGCACCATCACGCTCTATACGAGGTAGTCAATGTCATCCCCACTTTCGTTCTCCTCGAAGATCCTGACTGCGAGCATCACGCTCGGGAGCGGGACGTTCGACGGCAAGAACAACATCAAGTTGATCAGTGGGCTGCGCATGACTGTGAAGATCAAGAAGAGTGGGCACCCATCGAAGAACGAATGCACCATCGAGATCTTCGGCATGCCTGAAGGCGACATGAACAAGCTCGCCACCCTTTCGTTCAAGGCCTTGAAGGTGGCCAAGAATCGCATCCAGGTCAGTGCTGGGGATGCCAGCGGAATGGCCGTCGCATTCCAGGGTGAGATTTCCGACGCGTCTGCTGACTACGGGAAGGCTCCAGACATGGGCTTCCAGATCAAGGTTGTGACTGGCCTCTACAACTCGGTGGCTCCGTCTGCCCCTCAGAGCGCGTCTGGTGGGTCATCGGTGGCATCCACGATGCAATCCCTGGCCTCGCAGATGGGATACGGATTCGAGAACAACGGGGTTAGCTCACAACTGCACAACCAGTATTTGCAGGGCAGCGCGCACGAGCAGGCCGCGAGCGTGGCCGATGCTGCTGACTGCGAATTCGGCGTGGATGACAACGTCCTGTTCATCGCTCCTCGAGGACAGCCGCGCGGCGGCTCGGTCCCAATCATCTCCGCAGCCACGGGCATGAAGGGCTACCCGAAGTTCACCAAGAAGGGCATCGAGATTGAGTGCCTCTACAACCCATCCATCCGGCTCGGGGGTCTCGTGCAGGTGCAGAGCAGCATTGCGGTGGCCTGCGGCAGGTGGCGCGTGAACAACCTGGAGCATGACCTGGAGTCCCTCAAGCCGGGGGGCAAGTGGGAGACAAAATTCAAGGCCTCTTGGGTGGGTGAGTGACATGGCAGACGTGATCAGCCAGCAAGAATTGGCAACCGAGAACAGCCCCGAAAACGCGCTCGCGTTCGTCATCAAGCGTGCCCTGGAGAAGCTGAACGTCGCCACCCTGGTTCAGGTGGCCCCCGGCTGGACACCCCCCTCTGGCGTGGCCCCAGTGGGCTTCGTTGACGTGACTCCACTGGTCAGTCAGGTGGATGGTTCCGGCACCTCCTGGCCCGCCACCACGATCTGGAACGTGCCCTATCTGCGGATCCAGGGTGGTGCCAACGCGATCATCTGCGATCCACAGCCCGGTGACACCGGCTTCTGCCTCTTCTGCGACCGAGACATCTCCAGCGTGAAGGCCACCGGGGCAGTGGCTGCTCCTGCGTCCAAGCGTCGGTTCAACTTCGGGGATGCGCTCTACTTCGGCGGCTGGAACCTGAACACCGTGCCCACCAGCTACGTGCAGGTGACTCCCAGCGCCATCAACATCGTGAACCCCACCAATGTCACGGTGAACGCTGGTAGCCAGATCAATCTGGAGATAGGTGGGACGCCTGTGGCTACGGCAACCTCCGCACTCTTTACTGTATTGACCAACCTGCTTTGTGAACAAGGCATCCAGGTTCTCGGCAATGCATCCGGCGGCAGCGGCACATTCAACGTCAGCGGCATCATCCAGGCAACTGGTGAAGTAAAGTCCGGCACGCACACCCTGACCGCGCACACGCACAGCGGAGTTCAGACAGGCGGCGGCAGCACCAACACCCCCACAGGATAATTATGACCACCCTCATCAGCACCCTAGCACTCAGCAACCCCGTCACGGCGGCGGTTCCGTGGGATCTCTACGTGGACAACCTGGGGAACATCGCGACCAACACGCAGGCCGCAGCCGTGGCGCAGGACGTGGCTTCCGCGATCAAGGTCTTCAGCGGGGAGATCTACCTGGATACCACGCAAGGAATTCCGTATCTTTCGGAACTGTTCGTGAGCAACTTCGGTGCGCCCGTGGTCGGTGCTCTTCTTGAGCAGGCCGCTCTCTCAGTTCCGAACGTGGTTACGGCTCAGTCATCCAACGTGGCAGTCAACAATCGATCTGTCACTGGAACGGTGAACATCCTCGATGTAAATGGGCAGGCTTCTGGAGTCATACTATGAGCACCAATGTTCCTGTTCCAGTCCTTACCGCGACCGGCTACTCGATCCCGACCATGGCGCAGATTCTCCAGGGTGTGGTCCAGGACATGCTGGCCGCGTTTGGCCCTGCGCTGAATCTGAGTTGGATCCCGCAGAATGGCCAACCGAACAGCAGCCTGTCCACGCCGCAAGGGCAACTTGCCACCTCGTGGTCAGCCGCGATCTTTGATTGCTACTCGCAGTTCCTGGCCATCGCGTCCCAGGTGGACCCGCAGTATGCGCAAGGACTCATGCAGGACGGCATCGGAAACATCTACTTCATGACGCGCTACCCAGCTACCGGCACACAGGTTCCTGGCACTGTGACCGGACTCGCTGGCACGGTCATCCCGACCTTCCAGGCTGTAGCCACTGATGCCAGCGGCAACCTCTACTCGTGCTCGGTCGCTGGCGGTGCAGCCACCATCGCGGTAGGCGGCACCCAGGTGATCTTCACCAACCTCTCCACTGGGCCTGTCGCGTTCGTTGGTCCGATGACAATCTCCCTCACCACTCCGGGGTGGGATGCGATCAGCATCAGCCCCGGAGTGGTGGTCGTGCTCGGCTCAAACATCGAGTCCACACAGCAGTTCGAGACGCGCAGGCAAGGTTCTGTTGCGATCAATGCGAACGGCATCGCCGCGTCAATCAAGGCCGCGATTCTCGCACTCACGCCCACGTACATCCCAGGATCGGTGTATGTGGTGGACAACCCCAGCAGCGTCTCAATCACGCAGGGCGGCATCGTCCTCCCGCCGAACTCGGTCTACGTCGCGGCCTACAACTTTCCGGCCTACGCACCGTGGACCCAGGTGAACACTACGATCAACGGAGTGATCACTCCGACGTGGCCGATCAGCAGCGTGGCCCAGGCTATCTTCGCGAAGAAATCGCTCGGATGCAGCTATGCTCCTTCGGCCATCATTAACGGCACGGTCACTGGTCTGGCACCTCTCACGCTCACCGTGAACTCCACATCATCCGGGCAGGTGGCCCTCGGGCAGACTCTACTCAATGCCGCGTTCGGTGGTGTGCCCTACATGAATGGCACCACACCCGTGATGATCACTGGTGGGTCCGCGCCCAACTGGACCATGAACTTATCCCCCGGCACGATCACCGCAGCCACCTTGTGGCTCGGCACCACGAACACGGTGGTGGACCCAACCTACCCCACCCCGCAGCCATCCTACAACATCACCTTCACCATTCCGGTGCAGGTGCAGATCAACATCCAGGTGACTCTGGCCCAGGCCAGCAACCCACCCCAGAATGCCCAGACCCTGCTTCAGGCCAGCACAGGCCTACCGCTGGCGTTCAGCGGCCTTGATGGCTACCCCCCGGTCAGCCAGATCGGCGCGACGGTATTCGCATCGCGCTTCTACACGACCGTGGCGCAGACCATCCCCGGAGCGTCCATCGTCAGCATCCTGGTCGGCACAGGATCGCCAACCCTCTCGCAGCAGCCGATCAACATCAACCAGATCCCAATCATCGGGACCATCAACGTGGTGTATGTATGATCACAGGCGGCGGCTATCCCTTCATCACGATCACGGCATCCCTGGCCAATGGTCTACTGACAGTCACGAGTGTGATCAACGGAACCCTGTCCAATGGCCTGATGGTGGGTGGGCTTAACGTCCCAGCTAACATGTTCATCACAGGACAGAACAGTGGAACCCCCGGAGGCACGGGAGTCTACACCGTGGGCTGCTACAGCAACGTGAACTTCGGGAGCAACCAGTTCTTCCCCACACCCGCTGCCCCGGTGGCCCCAAGCATTGCGCTCACCAGCCAGCAGATGCTGGTAGCTCCGTGGACTCTGAACATTAGCGAGACTCTGATCTCGCAATATGCGAACTCACCAACCATCCTCGCGCTCATCAACAACGCGAATCAGTATGTGGACCCGCAGACCAACCTGTTCAATTTCTACAATCAGGTCTGGAACGTGAACTCCGCTGTCGGCTACGGACTCGACGTGTGGGGCCGCATCGTCGGCGTGAGGCGCAATATGCTGGTGAATCAGGCCGGGTCCTTCTTCAACTTCAAGGAGTCCGGTATTGGCACCCCGTTCGGCCCTGGTGGCGTCGCTCCGTTTACTGCGGGTGTGACACCATTCGGAGGGGGTATCTACCGCCTCAGCGATGCGCTGTATCGCCCGCTGATCATGGCGAAGGCGCTGGCCAACATCTCGATCTGCACTGCGATGTTCCTGAACGGCATCCTCAAGGCACTGTTTGGCGGGACTGTGTGGTGCTCAGATACAGGCGGCATGGCCATCAACATCTACTTCCAAAGTCTGAACCTCACACA